GTTTTATAGATTTGATTTATTTGGAGACCTCCTGCTATTGCTGCATTATTGTCTGCGTAAGTAGGAATAGTAAAAGGAAAAAGTCCCAAATAAGCAAGAGCATTAACATCATTCAACCAAGAAGATGCAATAACGGTGCCTTGTTGAAAATTAGTAGAAGCCATAGATTATCCTAGCAAGATGTTAGAGCCATCTTCTTGCAGCAAGCGATTGCCATCTTCCATAAGAAGCATAGAAGCAATGTAGGGATCAGAAATAACCCCATACTTGTCGGTTGCTACACCATATTCGTTGATATACGGCAACGTAGACTCAAGATAGGTGCCGTAGATATTGCCGTTCTCGACGCTCATTTACACACCCATCAGGACAGTAACCGTAGCATTTGTTCCGCTAATAGCGGTGACGTTTGCTCGCATATATTTCCATGGAGCAACAGTCGTGAATCCGTCTGTGGCAGTCGTAGTGCCAGTCAGAGTAATAGTACCAATTGTAATCCAATTAGAGTTTGTGCCAGTCCAGGTAGCATCTTCGTTAGATGCCTGGATAGCAACAGTTGCGCTTACAGCGCCAGTTCCCGTAACAATAGCCTGAATAGCAGCATACGGAGAATCTTTATAAATAGGAGTACCTGCGGTGGGAGCTGCAGTAGTAATACCAGCTGCGGGGGTCAGGTTGTGTACCTTGCCGCTTTTAACCCAAACATTCATACCAGCCATGATTTACCTTTCACCAAGGACGGAAAGCCATCCCGACAATATTTTAGAAACACAGAAAGGGGCACAAGGCCCCTTCCATTAACGCACGTACGTGATTGCAACATTCCACGGACCGCCTGCAGTGGAGGCAGTACCAGTTTCGGCATATGTAGCCTTAATGGTAATGTCACCATTCAGAGGGACAGGTTGAATATTGGGCAGACCACTCATAGTCACTTCACCAGTTACTGCACCGTTAGTTTTAACGTCGTAAGTACCAGTAGACACTGTACCACCATTGTTAGCAGCAGTCAAAGTCAGTGTAGCAGATGTGCCTGCATCAGAAGCTGTACCACCATAAAAACGCACACCAATGATGGAAGCGTCTGCAGGAATAACAGCTTTCAGGGTTGCAGTGGTGTCTGTACGAGACACTTTGAATACTTTAACAACAACATCCTTACTCGTAGGAATAAGGACGGTAGGTCCAGTCGAACTAATCGGAGTGAAATCGGTTGCGAGAAATCCCATAATTTATCCTTTCAAGAAGGGAGGGAGCAAGCTCCCCCCGATAAATTAGGCGCCTGCAGAACCGTAGATACCACGAGGATCGGTCCAGCCGAAGCTGTAACGAGCGGTGGCCTTGAACTTGGCGTTCTCGGTGTCCCAATCGTTGTCCATGTCGAACTGGTCAGCACGACGCTCAAAATACTTCATGCCGTGCGGAGCATCGGTACGAATGAACCAAGCATCCGGGTCAGTCAGGAAGTGGTTAGTAACAACTTCAGGAATCAGACCCATGGCCTTCAGAGCGTTAGGATCGTTGTTGTCTGTACCAACACGACCATCGGCGCTCAAGATACGCTTAGCTTCAAACATCAGTTGACGAGGAATGATGAGCGTTTCCGGACGCTGAGCAATCAGCAGACCAGCGTCTGTGGTGAAACCAGCAATGTCAATACACGCTTGTTCCAGAGCAGCTTCCGACAGATCCGAAGCAGTGGCGATCTGGTTAGACCATGTACCACCTTTCAGGTTCGGGTGCGAAGCACTAATCATCGACTGACCGTCACCACCTGTGTACGAGCTGTTAAAAGCTCGGTTGTACACGTTGGCAGCAACCACTTCCTTCGTCTGACGCATCGAGAAAGCGAGGCTTTGGGCCTTGCGCTGACCAACCACATCATACTGGTCATCTTCCATCATCTCACGAGTGATGATGAAGCCCAGCGCGTACACAACGTGCTGGTAGCGAGTGATGAAAGCCTGACGCTCGGTATCATAAGAGATAGGCGAACCTTCAGACTTCTGGACTGCCAGACCAAACGAAGAAATACCGACGTCCTCTTCAAACGCTTTGCTCGAAGTGAATTTGTCGAAAAGCTTGTCGTACTCCGTAGGATACTCGGCGTAAGACTTACCATACCATGCATTTACACCAGGCCAAAGGGCCTTGGCAAAACTTCCACTGTTAATAATAGACATTTATCTATCCTCCCTTAATTAAACGCCAACTTGGCCAGTACCGTTGCTCAGAGTGGAGCCATTAAGCTTCACATAGTAGCTGAAGTACG